CAGCGCTCGCTCAGGCAAACGCTATACAAGGCACTGTTTTAGTTTGTGACACTCCGCTTTTTGACACTGTGCGCTTTATGTGCCCGCCGACGCTGAATTTGAGCTGAAAGCCCCCGCAGTGCCTCAAAGCGCTTCGGGGCCGCGCTATGTGCGAGCTGCGCACGACTACCAGCACATCGGCATCGGGCGGCGCACCTTCTTTCGCTGGAAAGACTACGGGCTCGCGCACGATGACTGGCCACCCTTCGATGATCCCGCGCAACTCGAAGCCTGGTATCTCCGCATGCGCGAGCTTGGTGCCTTCAAGCACCAGTTCCCCTCCGACGTTCGCGAGGCCATCGCGGTGCATCTCGCTGGCAATCCGCCACCCTCCGCACGGTCGCCAGCGTCCAACGCTGCCGCGCCGCCCTCGCCACCGCCCGCGCCATTCGGCTTAAGCTCGCCGCCTCCCGCTGTTCCCGATGAATTTCAGGGCCTTGAGCACGAACTCCACGAAAAACGCTCCCGCGTCGTCGCTCTCCGTCAAGCCCGTGACGCTGCCTATGCCTCCGGCAACCGCCCCGAGGGCGATCTCCAGGACGCCCGCTACAATGACGCCTACTCCGAGCTCACCATCGCCGAAAAGCGCACCCTGGAAGTCCTCGAAAAACGCAAGCTCCTCATCTCACGCTCCGGCATCGAGCAGGATCTCGCCCCGCGCATCACCGGCATCGTCGTCGGTGGCATGCACTTCCTCGACCGCATCGAGCCCCAGCTCGACGCCATCGTCGATCCCGCCGAGCGCCGCGCAAAGCGCCGCGCCCTCTGGATCGAGCACTGCCAACCGCTCATGCAGGGAAAATTCGTCCCCGACTTCATCCGCCTCGCCCCCGTCCAGCTCTGGCAGGAATGCGCCGCCTGGCTCCAAGCCAAAGCCCCGCCAACGCTCACCCTCGACGCAGCATGATCGCCGCTGCCCCCTCTCCCAGTCTCCCCGTCTCCGAGTCTCCCCGTCTCTCAGCCGTCCCCGCCTCCTACCTCCGCACCACCCCGCTCCGCTCCTACCTCGACCGCGAACGCACCGAGGTCTCCGCGTTTCTCGATCAAATCTTTGCCACGCACTCCCGCATTGAGATCCCGCCGCCCATTCTCGAATGGGTCCGGCAAAACGTCATGTTGGAGGCCAGCGAGTCGAAGCAATTCCCCGGCTACTACGACCCGAATCTCTCCCCCATCTGCACCATCCTCTTCGACTTCATCCAGTCCGACCACTGGCGCGAGTTCATCTGCGTGAAGCCCTCCCAAATCGGCATGACGCTCGCCTTCCTCGGCGCTTTGATGCACAAGATCAAATTCGCCCCGCGTGACGTCGCTATGGTCATCAACAACCGCGAAGAAATCCAGCGCATCGGCATCAATCGCCTCAAGCCCATGATCCACGCCTGTCAGGCCATCCGCCAGCGCATCCCGGCGGACAAAGACAAACTCCAAAACATGACGCTCTACCTCATCGGCCTCACCATCTACCTCCTCGGTGGCAATTCCGTCGGCGGTCTCGCCAACAAATCGCTCGACTGGTGCGAGATCGACGAGTGCGACGAGACCCCCGAGGAGCTGCGCGGCGGAGAATCCACCGTCGTCGATCTCGCCCGTGATCGACTCAAGCGCCAGGACGGCTCCAAGCTCTTCGTCATCAGCAAGCCCCGCAACGAAGACGACATCATTTACCCCGAGTTTCTGCACGGCTCCCGCCACAAGGTCTTCGTCCCCTGCCCCCATTGCCACGGCGACACCCTCCCGCCGCAGGCCAGCGACGACTCCGCCCGCCTCTTCGATCATTTGCCGCAGCCGCTCCCTCCTGGCTACCAGATCCTCGTGCGCTCCGGCCTCCGCTATCAGCACTGCCGTCGCGAAAACTCCCGCCAGTGGGATCTCCAGCGCATGCTCACCGACACGCACTACGAATGCCTCTGGTGCAAAGGCAAAATCGAGGAAAAGCACAAAGCCTGGATGCTCCGCCATCGCCTCTACTTCCCCACCAATACCCCCGACGGCGCTCTTCAAGACGACTGCACCACCTTCCGCACCGATCGCGATCCCACCGAGACCGATCCCGACGCCGGCCATCCGCAGCCCGTCCCGCGCAAGCTCTCCTTCCAGTGCTCCGACTTCTACGCGCTCCCGCATCAGCCCGACTCCACCTTCGGCCACCTCGCCGTCGAGATTGTCACTGCCACGAATCTCTCCAAGCAGCGCAAATTCCGCCGCTCCCGCGAAGGCCTCCCCGTCCAGCGCCAGACCAGCGACAACGCACGCACCCTCGCGCAGATCCTCGCCATGCAGGGCATCCACGCACGCGGTCACTGCTCCCGCGTCCCCCGCATCGTCATCATGGGCGTGGACACGCAGCATTACGGTCGCAAATGGGTCAAAGCCGCCTTCTACGACGACGACAGCTCCGAGATCATCGACTACGGCATCGTCTTCAAAGGCTTCGACGCCCTTGTCGATGAAGCCCTCAAGCCCGTCCTCGTCGATGACTGGGCCGACACCCCCGAAGACGAGCGCATCAACCCCGTCGTCCAGATCGGACTCATCGACGAAGGCGACGGCGCTTTCACGAAACGCGTTCTCGCCTTCTGCGCTTCGCCTGGGGCACGTCGTCTCTTCTGGCCCGCCAAAGGTCGCGGCGGCTCCCAAACCGCCAGCATGCCCGACCTCGTCACCAAGCAGGCAAAAAACATCTACGACCGCCAAAGCCTCCCCCGCTACCTCTTCAACTCCGACGCCTTCCATGAGGAGCTTTACGACGAGCGCATCGCCCGCGCCGCCGAGATCGCCACCGCCCTCGCCAATCATCTCACCCCGCCCGTCGGCCAGCTCCGCTTCTTCAAAAACCCTGACACCGATCTCTGCCTCGAATTCACCTCCAAACGGCGCTGGACCGAAGAAGATGAAAAAGCCCGCGCCACCGCCAAGAAAAAGCCCAACACCAGCGGCCGCCGCCAAAAGCTCCTCAAAGTCGGCGACTGGTTCCGCGACGGCGGCCCCGAAGACTTCGCCGACGCCTTCATCGAATGCCTCGCCGCCTGGTATAAAGTCAAACCCCGCACCGATCAAAGTGCAACCGATGAGGATGATGACTCTCAGGCGAACGCAAAGCTCTGCGACCCTGCGCCATGAACGCCACGACTTCACCGAGCGCGAACCCGCAGGGTTCGCAGCAGCGCATGGTTAGCCGCCGGTCATTCGAGGACTGGATTGGAGGCCCGCCATACGAGCGCGACCTGTATCGCTGGCCGATGGACGAAACAAAGCACGCATGGCCCGGCCAATACAAAGACATCGCCGTGCAACTCGCATGGGAGGCGTGGTGCGAGGCGGCTAACGCAGAAGTCAGCGACGTGTGCCCGCCGATGGCGTCCGAAACAGAGAAACCGCAAACGGGCACACGTTCGCTGCACTGACTGGTTAGGCGCGATTATGACAATCTCGAACATCATCCAACTCTCGGAAATCATCCACCTGATACAAGGGGAAGCGCCGTGGAGTGTCGCAACGCAATCGTGGCCGGAACACTGGTCAGAACCCACGCACTCGCTGCAATGGTATATCGACGCCAACTGGCTCATCCGAAGCGGTGCGTTGATTTACGACCCGCGCCAAGCGCCTAACGGGGAGCTATGCAGCGGCGCAAACAACCAATGACTATCGCATCGCCAACACACTTTTAAGCACCAGAAACCTCGCCGTCTGCATCAGCGATTGGTTCTCTGCCGGTCTTTTATCAAGACTCACTCTGCACAATCATCAACGCCGATGCCCGCGAAGTGATGCACAAAATCCCGCGTGGACTCGTGGTGACTGACCCACCCTACAATGTCGGCTACCACTACGACGGCTACGATGACAAGATGGACACGGACGAATATCAAACGATGCTCCGCGAAACCTGCCCGCTGCCGTGCGTCGTAATCCACTACGCCGAGGACTTGTGCGCGCTCGCGTGGACGCTCGAAGAAATCCCGGTGAAGATGGTCGCGTGGGTCTATCCGTCAAACACCGCTCGCCAGTGGCGCGGCATCGGATGGTGGGGCTGCAAAACTGACTTCACGAAGGACGGTCAAGCCTACAAAAATCCGACCGACAAACGCATCGCGGGACGCATCGCCGCCGGAAAGCAATGCCGCCTGTATGACTGGTGGGAAGTGAATCAGGTCAAAAATGTCGGCGAGCAAAAGACGGAGCATCCGTGCCAGATACCCGAAGAAATCATGCGGCGAATCCTGAAAGTCACGGACTGCAAACTCGTGATAGACCCCTACGCGGGATCCGGCACGACGCTGGTGGCCGCAAAACGTCTCGGCATCCGAAGTATCGGAATCGAGCGCAACCCGAAATACTGTGAAATCTCCGCCCGCCGAGTCGCGCAAGAAATGCCGATGGTCGAGGCAGAGAACAAAGAGATCAGCGACAACGGCTAGTCCGTTGTTCGCTGCATCGGACGTTCGCCGCCGAATTGACATCCGCCGCCATCACACATGGCGGACACCTCACATCGCAATCGCTGGCTCCTGAACGCCGAAGACGCCTGCGGCGTCGATCAGACCGCCGCGCAGATCATCTGGCTCCGCGCCAAACGCGCCGAATACGCCACCCTCGTCGATGCGGGCGACTGGGAAACCCAAAGCGCCAGCGGCGAAGCCGGTTCCTCCAGCTCACGTCGCGGCGTGTCCGACCAGGCCAATCACGACGCCATCATGGCCGCGCTGCGCTACCTCGGAGCCACCGACATCGGCGGCGGCGGCATCCTCACGCCTCAATTCAGCGGCATCCTCACCTAATGAACGCTTTCACCCGTCTACGCGCCGCCGTCGCCGCCTTCCGCGCCCCGGTAAACACCGCTGGCCTCACCTCTGACGCGAACACGCCCCAAATCACGCCCTGGGGCACCGGCGCAGGTCGCGGGAGCGATCCCACCATGCCCGTCCGCAGCTTGCAGGACATGCGCCCCGTCGAGCGCCGCACCTCCATCACGCGATCCCGTTTCATCGCCAATCGCCTCGGCCTCGGACGTGCCATGATCGAAGGCTCCACCCGCTACGCCATCAACGAAGGCATCATCGGCTTCGCTTCCACGGGCGACAAAGAATTCGACGACTCCTGCAATCGCGTGTGCGATGAAATCTTCGAGGGCACCGAGGAAAAGTCCTGCGATGTCGCGGGCAATTTGAACTGGTATGAGCAGCAGGAAGTCATTTGCCCCGCCATGATGACCGACGGCGACTGCGGCATCGCCAAAGTCCTCACTCGCGATGCCAATGGCCGCATCCCCATCACCTCACGTCCGCAGTTCCAGCTCTTCGCCACCGAGCAGATCAGCGACGGCTCCGCCTACGCCTTCCCCGCCATGAACGCCACCGGCCCGCAGTGGCGTGAAGGCGTGCTTCGCGATGAATATGGCCGCGTCCTCAAATACCGCGTCGAGCAGGAGACCGCCCCCGGCTATCCCACCTCACCGCTCGGCTGGCGCAACAACGCCTTCACCGAATTCGACGCCCGCGACTTCATGCTCGTCCTCGATCCCAAGCGCATCGGCCTCGGTCGCGGCATCCCGTGGACACATCACGCGCAAGAGTCATCCATCACGATGATGGACCTCAAAAAACTCGAAGAATCCGCCGCCTACCTCAACGCCTTCTTCGGTGCCGTCATCACCACGCCCGACGGTGAAGTCCCCGAAGGCTTCGAGGCCGAAGTCTTCAAGAATCGCAACACCAAAACCACCCAGAAACGCAGCAGCGGCGAAGCCGAAACTGAAGTGATGCGCAAATACGCCAACTTCATGGGCGGCGCACTCATCCCCGTCCTCAAAGAAGGCGAGAAGCTCGAAATGGTCAAAAGCGAGCGCCCTTCCCTCACCTTCACCGGCTTCATGGACTGGCTCGTCAACGACATCGCCTGGGGCTTCGGCATCCCGCCCTCGTATGTGTGGGCCATCGCCGGTCGCAGCGGTCCTGAGACCCGCATGACACTTCAGCAGGCGCAGTGGTTCTTCAAATTCATCATGCGCCGCATGATCGCCCGCTTCTGCAAGCCCTCCCGCGACTTCGTCATCAAGTGGGGCCTGCTCACCGGCCGCATCAACAACGGCCGCCCGCCGCGCAACGGTGCCTCCCCCTTCCTCTGCCGCTGGCGCGGTCCGCGCAACATCACCATCGACGAACGTTATTTCTTCAAGACCTGGCTTGATCGGCTCGACAAAGGACTCGGCACCGAAGAGGAATTCTACGCCGAACTCGGCCTCGAAGCCTCCGACATCCGCCGCACTCGCGTCGATGAAGTCGCTGACTGGCTCGAACTCTGCAAAAAGAGCGGCGTCCCCTACGAGCTCGTTCGCGCTTCCACTCCCGGCAGCACCCCCGGCGTCACCGCTCAAGAATTGGCCGACGCGATGCAGAACTAGGTCACGGAATTCCGTGACCTCGCCGCGTGAACAATGGGCGCGGATTTCCGCGCCCATTCTAAACACCTCCGTTCCCTCCGTTTTCTCCTGTAAAAAATCCGGGCAGATTGACACACCGCGCAGACCATGCGCCGCGATCTCCGCAAACTCTCCGTCAGCAACCGCACCCTCAGTGCGCCAACCTCCGCCCCAGCGAACAAGCGCTGGTTTGAAATCACCAACCTCGCCGAGTCCGGCGTCGCCGAGATCAAACTGCGCGGTTACATCGGCATGCCCACCACGGAGCGCGATTGGATGACCGGCGAACTCGTCGCCTCCGGTGGCGCAGGCACGCTCCAAGAATTCGAGACCGAACTCGAAGCCCTCGGCAGCGTGAAGAAAATCCAGCTCTCCATTTTCAGCGAGGGCGGCGATGTCTTCACCGGCATGGCGATTCACAATCTCCTCGTGCGCCATCCCGCCAAGAAGACCGCCGTCATCGACGGCATCTGCGCCAGCGCCGCCACCTATCCCGCGCTTGCCTGCCAGGAAGTCCAGATCCCTGCCAATGCCTGGATGATGATCCACGGCTCCGAAGGCTGCGTCTGCGGCAACGCGCAAGAGCTGCGCGATTACGCCGACATGCTCGACAGCGTCAACGCCTCCATCATCAACCTCTACGTCGCCCGCACCGGCAAGACCGCCGAGGAAATCACCGCCATGATCGAGGAAGAGACTTGGATGGACGGAGCCAAAGCCGTCGAGCTCGGCTTCGCCGACACCGTCATCGAACCGCTGCAAAACCTCGCCAGCCGCGCCGCCACCATCCAGCCAACGAACGCCGCCGTGCTCCGTCACGCGCCTGCTGAAGTCCTCGCCCTGTTTGACATGTCCCACATCTCGAACGCTGCCCGCGTCCCACTCCCCATCGCACCCATGCAAACCACCGCCCCCGCTCCTACCAACGCCGCTCCTTCGACGACTGCCCCGGCAGTGAGCGCGGCACCCGTCATCGAAACACCCGCCGCGCCTGCGGCTCCGGTCAATGCCGTTCCTGATCTCACCACGCAGATCACCAACGCCGTCAACGCCGCCGTCGCTCCTTTGCAGGCCGAGATCACCCGCATCTCCAACCTCGCCACTCACGGCGTCACCGCCGCCCAGCTCGGCGGTGCCCAGCCCACGCCTGGCACGCATGCCCCAGCCGCTGCCAAAGTCGTCAACCGTGCGCAGTTCGCCGTCATGAACGCCTTCGACCGCGCCGAGTTCATCAAGTCCGGCGGCAAGATCACCGAGTAACCAAACACCACCCCACATTCACTTTTAAGCACCCAAATATATGGCTAATACTCTCACCAATCTGATCCCCGACTTCTACGCCGCGCTCGACGTGGTTTCTCGCGAACTCACCGGCTTTATTCCCGCCGTCCAGCGTGATCCCCGCGCCGACCGCTGCGCTCTGAACGCCACGATGCGCTCCATCGTTGCACCGGCCAACGCTGCCGCTGGCAACGTCACGCCTGCCATGTCGCTCCCATCCGCCGCCGATCAGACCATCGGCAGCAAGACCTTCACCATTCAAAAATCCCGCTTCGCGCCGTTTTCTTGGACTGGTGAAGAGCAGGGCAACGTGAACGGTGGTCCCGGCTACCTCACCATCAAGCAGGACCAGATCGCGCAAGCCATCCGTGCCCTGGTGAATGAGATCGAAGTCGATTGCGCCACCTACGGCTACCTCGGTGCATCCCGCGCCTTCGGTGCCACCGCTGGCACCGCACCCGTGCTCGCTGACTTTGCGCAGGCAAAGAAAATCCTCGACGACAACGGCGCTCCTTCCTCTGACCGCCATGCCGTCATCGACACCACCGCAGGCGTCGCTCTTCGCGGCACCAGCAACCTCTTCAAGGTCAACGAGGCCGGAGAAAGCACCCTCCTGCGTCAGGGCATGCTCGGCAACCTCTACGGCATAGACATCCGCGAATCCGCGCAGATCCAGACGCCGACAGCGGGTGCCATGGCCTCCGCCACCTCCACCAGCGCCGCCTTCACCGTCGGTCAGACCGTGATCCCGCTGGCAACCGCTGGCACCGGAGTCGTCGCCGCCGGTGACATCGTCACCTTCGCCAACGACACGAACAAATACGTCGTCGCCAGCGTCTCCTTCGCCGGTGCCAACCCTGCCTCGGGCGACAGCATCACGCTCGCCGCTCCCGGCCTGCGCAAGGCTCAAGGCGTCGCCACCCGTGCGATCACCGTGTTCGCCACCAGCGCTCGCAACCTCGTCTTCACCCGCAACGCCATCCTCCTCGGCACCCGCCTCCCCGCGCTGCCGATGGAAGGCGACATCGCCACCGACCGCGAGACCATCGTCGATCCCCGCACCGGCCTCGCCTTCGAGGTCGCCTGCTACCCAGGCTTCCGCATGGTCACCTACCATGTGTCCATAGCTTGGGGTGTCGCCGTCATGAAACCCGAGCACCTCGCCACGATCATCGGTTAAAAATCACCGGGATTCATCACCCGGCTGTTCATGCGCCAGCGCCGTGTCCTTTTGGTTGGGGGACACGGCGCTTTTTTGTCCCTCCGTTTTCTCCGTTCTCTCCTGTTCAAAGAATTCCGGGCAGGATTGACATCACCGCCTCCACATGCCCGCCTTCGCTCCACGCACCGCCATCCTCGCCGAGCGCACACGCGGGCAGGATGCCCGTGACGCGCACTACCTCGGCAGCGTCAAGATCGGCGCCACCACCTACGCCTGCGAGCTGTTCGTCGCGGGCAACAAGATCGAGCAGCATGCCGACGGCTCCGGCTTCGCCCACGTTCAGCGCATCACGGCCAAGATCCGCAAGACCCTTCTCAAGCTCGCGCCACCGCGTGACACCGTGCTCGTCATCGATGGCACGCAGTTCACGCTCGATCACGTCGATGGCCAGTCCGGCCACGAACCCGCCTGGGTCATCCACGCCATGCGCTTGCCACCCGCTCCCTAATTCGCCATGTCTCGTGCCTCCCCCGACTACCTCTGCGCCACGCTGATACGCGACTACCTCGCCAGCGCCGCCAGCATCACCGCTGGTGTGCCCGCAGACTCGATCCTACCCAAGCAGATCATGGACAGCGGCGAGACGCGCAAGGTGCCCTGTCTCGCCATCAATGCCGCTGAATCCGGCGACTCCTCCGGCGCTCGTCGCGTCGTCGATGTCGGTGTCCTGCTGCCTTACATGCTGAAAAGCACCGATAGCAACGCGCCCACCGATGCCACCAGCACGGCCCGCACCATCAGCCGCGCCACCGCCAGTCAATACATGGACCTCATTGAGTGCAGGCTTCGCGACACCGCTGCCTTCAGCACCTACCTCGCCACGCTTAGCGAGGACACCCGCGAAGGCTGGGCCATCCTGCGCATCCGCGTCCGCCAGCAGCCCGCCATTCAGCGTGAAAAAGACCAGCCCACCAACGCGCAAACTCTCGCCCTCGCCGTCCAGTTCATCCTCGCCTGGGCACGGTAGTCCGCGAGTCCTCTCGCGGTCTGTTTGACACACTCCCACCATCGTCCGCTTCAACACTTTAGCTCTTCACTCACCCATGAAATCCCTCCGCCTTCTAGCTTTTGCCTTGTGCCTTCTGCCTGCTGCCTTCTGCCCCGCCGCCGATCTCAGCGTCACCGCCGCCAACGTAGTCCCCGGTGCCCGCGCCAAGACCTTCGTCGGCACCGCTGGGGCCACACTCACCGCAGGCCAGCTCGTCTATCTCGACAGCACCGCCAGCACCATCAAGCTCGCCGATGCAGATGCTTCGGCCACGACTTCTAACGTCATCGGCATCACCGCTTCTGGTGCTTCCAGTGGTCAGCCAGTCGTCATCATCACGGAAGATGATGACCTCACCGTCGGCGGCACACTCTCCATGGCGGCCCCTGTTTATTGCCTCTCCTCGGTCGCTGGTGCCATCTGTCCTACGGCAGACATCGGCGTCGGCGAGTATCCCATCGTCGTCTTCATCGCCAAATCGACCACGAAGGCCATTTTCAAGATCACACGCGGCACCGCTCCAGCAACGGCCTTCAATCTCCCTGGTGATGACACGAGCCGCTTCGCCTTCGCTCGCCGTCCTTCATCCTTCGTCATTCCTCGTCGTGAGAATGACCTCGCCCTCGCTGCTTAATCTCCCCGTATCCCAATCTCCTCTTCTCCAAGTCTTCTTCTACCGTCATGCACATCCCCACCATCGTTCAAGGCGTCGTCGGCAAATGGCATGTCGATGAACTCTCCGAGACCGGCGTCCTCACCAAAGGCGTCAAATTCAGCCTCAACGTCAGCGTCCAGAAGACGAAGGCGCACGTCTCCGCCGCAGCGCTGAATCAGACCGTCCGGACCCGCACCGATGTCGATTCCCTCATGATCGACTTCGATGGCGAGGCCATCCCCGATGCCAATGGCAAGCTCACCGGTCTCGCCAAAGTCTATGCCGGTCAAAACCTCGCCGTCTGCGCGCACTTCGCCGCCGATGTCGATGACGGCGCAGGCAACGTCACGCTCGAAGGCCGCACGGTCTTTGGCTTCAAACGTGACAGCACCAAGCTCCTTCAGATCACCGACCCAACGCTTGATCTTTCCCCCGAAAATCCCGCCGCCATCAAATGGAAGGCTGAATACTTCGAGTATATCACCTCCGACGCCAGCGCCGCCTAACCATCGTCACTCACAGCTCGATCCAATCTCCTCATGCGTGTTCCCGCGTGTCACCACTCCTCTCCAGTGCTCTGACACGCGGGTTTTTCTTTCCCAACTTTAAACCTGAAACTTGAAACTTTGAACTCATTACACGTCACCGACACCCGCATCTCATCATCCCTGCTCGGTCTCGGCTTCCCTGGCTCCGTTCACGCCACCATTCACACGCAGACCCGCACCACGCAGGTCGAGGTCCGCTTCGAGTCCGCCAGCACTCGCTTCCCCGATCTCGATCCCGTCGCTCTCGTGAACCACTGGAAGCACGATCGCTTGCTCCAGGAGCCGCTGCACACCTTCGCTGTCTCGATGCGCGCACAAGAAAGCTACGACGCGTTTCTGACCCTTCAGCGCGAAGGAGGCAACCTCGGACTCCGCCCCGCCCCGACCTCGGAGCGTCCGCTCTATTATCAGCCGCACTTCTCCCGGATCCAGCATCCGTCGTCATCTTCCGTCATGCTCGACGATCTCAGCCTCGCCGCCGCCCTGGGACCGCTCGGCATCGGTCTCGTCAAACTCCACGGCTCCCACGGTCAGCACCGCTACGAGATGATCGCCACCGGCTATCCCGTGCTCGACAGCGTCGGCACCATGATCGCGCACCGCACCGTTGATCTCATTCGCTTTGCCGAGCGTGGCCCGCGTCGTCTCGCGCTCGAAGACACGCAGCCCCTGCATCCCCTCGTCATCGGTTACGACGCGCTCTATGCCCGCCAGTGCCTCAAGAAAGAGATCCAGCGCGCCGAAGCCAATCTCCTCATCACCGCAGGCGACGGCACCGCCAAGCAAGCCCTCATCGCCCTCAACTACAAAGGCCACGTCGGCGATGCCGTCTCCCGCCACTTCAAAGCCCCACCGGGTAGCCTCGGCCTTTGATCATGCATGAACGCACCGACCACCTCTTCACCATCATCACCGATCAAGACCTCCATGATCGCAGTTTCTACCTCGCTTGGTATCACGAGAATCATCACATCGATCTCACCATCCCCCTCAACCATCACCACCACCGCACGCTCCATCTCGGAGGCAACCAGTGCCGGCAGTGGGGCCTCAAGCTCCTCGCCCTCGCCGAGCAAATGCCGCTCACCGATCCCAAGCTCCCACTTGATTATTCCATCTAACTGCCCGCCCGAATTCGGCGACTTCGAGCGAGCCGAATGGGAAGCCCATCACAGCCAATTCTGATCTCCGTTCCCTCCGTTATCTCCTGTTCAAAATTCATGAATGATCCAGCCTCCAGCATTGAACAAACCGCCGCCGCATCCCGCGCCGCCGCCATCACGCAAAACGCCCTCGGCCACTTCTGGCACGGCGTCCCCTTGCAACCCTGGACTGCCCGCCGCGAGCTGCTCTACCTCGCCCTCCAAGACGCCGCCGAGTCCGATTTGCTGAGCAGCATCAGCAACAACCTCGATCACCTCACTATTATCGAGGCCAAGCTCGCCGAAGCCGTCGCCAAGTCTCCCGATCTCCAAGTCTCCGAGTCGGGCCTCATTCACTGGTCCCGCTTCCTGCCCGCCGCCTCCATCGTCCTCTGGCTTGCGCATCATCAGCCCTCCGACTGGCTCACCCTCCGCGCCGATCCCGCCGCCTGGCTCCGCGTTATCGAAGACTGGGCCGATGCCAACATCGACACCGACGAACTCGCCCCCGCCGTCCGCCTCGCCCACACGCTGCGCACCGCGCATCGTCAACTCATGACCCTCCCACGCCCCGACGCTCAGACAAGGAAGCGCGACGCGGGAAACTCGCCCTGCCCGACGAACTGAGCTGGTATGAAGCTCAGCTCGCACGGGCTTTTCCAAATGCCGATCAAGACGAACTCGACTGGCACACGTCCCTGGTGCGCGGCCATGCCCGCATTCTCGCCACCGCCCTCATGCATGGCGAACCACAGATCTGGCCCGATCCCCGCCTCTCCGCCGTCGGTCGCCACCTCCTCCAAGTCCGCGACCTCGTCACCGACATCCGCACCCACGGCATCGCCTGCGATCTTTGACACAATCCCGAATTTGAACAGGAGAGAACAGAGTAAACAGAGTTCAGAATCTCCGTTACCTCCGTTTTCTCCTGTAAAATTCCGGCCGCATTGACTTCACGCATCACCCATGGACGGCATCACCATCGACAATTCCGCCTTCGATGCCGCCCTGGTGCGTCTCATCTCGACCTCGAAAAAATCGGCGCTCGAAGTCATGAAGCAGCAGGCGAAACTGCTATTCGTCGAAGTCGCCAAAGTCACCCCGCCCGCTGGCGGCAAACAGGGAGCAACGCTCCAGGGCAAAGCCGCCGAGCAGGCAGGGAAGCTCGCCATCGTTCGCGATCTCCATCAGATTTACGGCATGCCCGGCCGTGCTTACAGCGACCTCCAGAACGTCAACCAAGCCAGCGCCGGTGCTTTCTGGGCCGCGCACAAAGAAGGCCGCACCGGCGATGCCGCACAGATCATCAAGCGCGATCTCGGCAAGTCCTTCGTGCCCTTCGATGGCGGCACCCTCGCCAAGAAATTCCAGGGCAAGAAGCGCACCAAAGACGCCATCTTCTACATCACCAATCCCGACGCTCTGCGGGACTACATCACGCAACTGCAGCAGCATGTCTGGTATCTCGCCTCCGGCTGGTCGCATGCGCTCACCGCCCTCGGTGCCAAGCTCCCCTACGGTGTCGGTAAGCACAGCGGCCCTGGCTTGCTCAAGATCGAACTCAACGACCAGCGCATCGGCATCACCATGACCAACGACGTGAGCTACGCCCGCCAGGTGAAGAACCTTCAAAGCCAGATCAACTTCGCCATGAAAGTCCGCACCGGCTCTCTCGACCGCCAATGGTCCGACTGGATGAAGCGCCTCGCCCGCGAGAACGGCTTCAAGGCTGCCTAGTGCAGCACCTTCCGGCACGTCGGGCACAGCGTGCTCGTCGGCAGCACCGTATTGCCACAGCCGCCACAGGTGCAGATCGTTTTATCATTCACGCACGCGATGATGATCAGCACGATCCCCAGCGGCCAGAAAAGAAACAGCGTCACCACGCCGATCAACCCAAGAATCAGCGATGCGATAAAGTTCGGACGCTTCGTGATTCGCTTCGCGGTTTCGGCAGACGGATTCATGCCGTCACGATGATCCCACCGCCGTCGCTGTCAAGATTCCAAAACCTCCGGCTCTCCGTTCCCTCCGTTATCTCCTGTGAAAATCCGGCCGCTTTGACACCGGCCCTCGGGTAATCCCGAGCCAATCATGTCCGCCACCATTGAAGCCTCCCTCCGCCTCGAAATTGGCGAGCTGCAGCAAAACCTCGCCCGCGCCAAGGGGCAGGTGGCGAAGTTCAAGGACAGCATGAAGCGTGAAGGCTCCGGCTTCGGCAACGATCTCTTCGGCGGTCTCAAGCGCCAGTTTGGTGATCTCCTCCCTGCCATGGGCGTCGCCGCCGTTGTCGGTGGCTTCAAGCACATCACCAACTCCATGGATGACCTCGCCGACACCGCGCTGCGTCTCAACGAAAGCACTGAGATGATCCAGCGCGTCGGCCATGCCAGCGAGATCCTGGCTGGGGTCGATGCCGAAGGCTTGACCAACAGCTTCCTCAAGCTCGAAAAAGCCCTGGGCGACATCGAAAACACCGCCGCCACGGAAGCGCTGGCCAATCTCGGACTCACTGCCGAAAAACTCGCCGCCGCTCCGCTCGACGAAAAGGTGCTGATGATGTCGGATGCCTTCCAGCAGGCCCGCGCCACCGGCACCGGCTACAATGACATCCTCGCCCTGCTCGGAAAATCCGCTGGCGATTTGATCCCGATGTTCATGCAAACGCGCGAGACCATTCTCGCCACCTTCGACGGTGCGCACATCGTGCCGGATGAAGAAGTGCAGCGCCTCGCCGCGCTCAATGATCAGATCGACGGCTTCATTGCCAATCTGAAAAGCATGGCCACGGAAGCCACCGCCAGCGTGCTCAGTTTCACGCAGCAGTTCGCCAATGATCTTGGCACCATGGTCGGCAGTTCAATGGAGTTCTTCAACGCCCTGCTCGACACCGGCAGCATCGAAGAAGCCATGGCCCACTATCGCGGCGTGCTCGATCTCCGCCAAGAAGCGCTCGACCAGGAAGCGCAGGCCAAAGACGCAGCAGCCAGCACCGAGAAAGCCAAGCCCAAAGAACGTGCCGCCACCGCTGAAACCAAGGCAGCCGATGACAAGGCGCAGAAAGAGGCCGACAAAGCCGCCGCCGCTGAAGCCGCGCAAAACGAACGCACCGCTGGCAAGGCCATCGAGAACGCCAAGCTCAAGAAGCAGCTCGAAGAAGATGGCATGACCCGCACGGAAAAAATCGCCGCGCTCGAAAAGGACATCGCCGCCACGCAGGACCTCGAAGCCAAAGCCGCCGCCTATCAAGACGCCGAGCTGATGCTCGATGCGGAAAAACAGCGCCTCGAACTCCAGCGGGAAATGGTGAAGCTCAAACAGCAGGAAGCCGAGTCCGTTCAGCAGGCCGCCGAAGAGATCGAAAAAGAAGCCGCAGCCGATGCAGAGAAATTCCAAGGTCAGCAGGACGCCAAGAAATCCCTCGCCGAAGAACTCCAAATGGCTGCCGCCAAGGCCAGCGGCAACACCGATCTCGTCGCACAGATGGAACGCGAGCTGAAGATCCGCGAGAAAGCCAAACAGATTCAAGACCAGCTCGGCAGCGGCATCACCGCGCAGCAGGCCCGCGCCAGCGCGGCCATGATCGTCGGTGCTGACGACGCCGCTGCTCCAGCGGGAGCCGATGGTAAAAAAGGCATGCGCCGCCGCATGATGGGCGGTGGCGTCGGTGACTTTAACCGCCTGCAATCCTCCGCCTTCGGCAGTGGCTCACTCTCTCGCGGCAGCGGCTCCCTCGCCGACCGCGCCGCCGTCGCCGCTGGCAATCAAGACGCCCGCGACAAGAAGGACACCAGCGGCCTCGATCTCGGCAGCAAGATCCTCGGCGTCATCACCCAAGGTCTCCTCGGCGGCTAAGCCTTCTCCAAGTCTCCCCCTCTCAAAGTCTCCAAGTCTTCCCCTCCCCGATGCCCTTCGCTCGCACCATCATCCAAGGCAAGACCGGCACCTTCCGCCTCTCCGATCCGCGCCCGCAGATCAAGATCAACAAGGCCGATGTCGATGAAGTGACCGACACATGGTTCTCCGATCGCTTCCCGAATCCGCTGCTCACCGAAGACGCCCCGCATCCGCTTTACAGCGGCCTCATCCTCGACAACGCCGACTTTGAGGAAATCGCCCCCGCGTTTGATGCCATCCCCGGCAGCGATGGGCAGGCGGGGGATTACCGCGTGAACTGCCGTTGGCTGGGAGATGCCCGTGGCACCTCGCCCACGAAATTCCTGAGCCGGTCCAAGACACGCAGCATCGGTCCTGAGTTTGATACCTTCGCCGAAAGCTACCTCTCCTGGAATGCCGAGCCACGCAGCATCACCGGCACCGCCAGCACCGATCTCATCAGCGATCCCGGCAACACCTTCAGCGATGGCATGCGCGTCGCCTTCGTCGAACTCACCGGCGGCGCGGGACTCACCGCGCTTTCCACCTCCGCACTCGCGGTGGTTTATTTCATCATCAACCGCACGGCGGATGGCTACCAGGTCAGCGCTACCCTCGGCGGCAGTGCCGTGAATTTCACGACGAACATCACTGCCGGACGCATCGCCGATGCGCGCTTCTGCCACGGCTGCCCACATCCTGACTGGTCCAGCATGTATTGCACCGGCATCAGCATCAGCGACAACTACACGCAGTGGAAGAAGATCGAAGTCACCTGGACCGGCAAGCAGTTCGACAAACCTTACCACCGCGTCATCACCTGCAACGGCGTCGAAGTCTCGCCGGGTGATCCCATCTTCTGGGATGTCACCGATGGCTGGGCAGACTCCCGTGCGGGCTCCTTCCGCATGCCGCAGATCGTCGTCACGGACACCTTCGTCAGCACCGCCACCCTGCCGACTTCGAGCATCCCGCTATCCTCCGGCGAAGGCGGCTCTCCGCCCAATGCACCATCGGTGCGCAGCATCGTATTCACGGGCGCATCCTCTCTCTTCCGCTGGCGCTGGCCCAATGGCTGGAGCCTCATCGACACCGCGCACGTCGCCACGCTCAACAGCGGCATCCCCGTCCACATTTACCGAAAGACGCACGAATACATCGTCGCGCAAATGTTCAAATAACCGCAGCCATGAACGAACTCCGCCCACAGATCCAAGCCTTCATCGCGTCCCTTGTAGCAGCGGCTGGTGTGCCGCAGCTCACGCTCAACATCCTCGGCACCGCGCCTCTGCGCATCGCCGCCACCTTCAACGTCCCTGGCTGCACGGCTGATGAGATCAAAGCGCTCATCACCTCGCGTCATTTCATGGCTTGCTGGATGCAGCAATGGCCCGAGAACATGCACGGCTCGTGCGATCTCGGAGCCATCACCACGGAAGGCAATGCGATCACCCTGAACATCCAATTCCCCAGCGTGAAACTCGATGCCTGAAACCCTCGCCAGCTCCGCCAAGACGCTCAACTTCGGTCGCGCCCCCGCCGGTCTCGGCCCGCAGATGCGCTGGCTTCTGCACACCGTCATCCCCGCCATCGGTCGCGCCCTCGGCGTGAAGATTTCCATCCAGGGCGCGGAATCGGCCTCCATGCAGGCGGATGGCTCCATGAACTTCAAAGTCGGTGCGGGTAGTGGCACCAGCTCGCATCCCTTCGCGTGCCCCAACTCCACGGATGGCAGCACCGCCAGCACCATCGTCGGCGGCACCGTCAACGGCGTGTCTGCCACGAATCTGAGCCTGACCATCTCCGCCACAGGCACGAAGTATGTTTACTTCGATATTACCTACACAGCTAGTGTCACTGCTAACGGCTACGTCATTGGCTACACCGGCAGCCCCACCTGCGCTCTGGCTACTGGAAGCAGTGTCCCAAGTGATACCACTCCCGTCGCTAATGGCGGCACAGCTCACATTTACAGGCAAATCGCTGCTTACGCTAGCGGGGTGAAGACCTCCCAAGCCATTCTGACCAGCATGCAATTTGCTCTGCGAGATGATGGCACGGGAGCCTCTAAACCTTCAGCCATCTGGGTGCGTGCATGAGTGATTTAGCTGACTTTATCAATATGGTGTCTCCGTGCGTCTATGTGCGTTGTCTGGTGGAACTGCTGGAAGATGGCGTGATCACCTCCACGCCCTACGATGTGATTGCGAGTGTTTCCGGTTACGGTGAGACCTCACCATTCAGTTTTCTGGATCATTGGTCTGTTTATGAGAACGGCTTTACGGGCACGACACGGGTGACTCTGACCCACCTGGCCGACATCTTGCCAATGCGCTGGAACTGGGATTACATTGAGATCGACGACACGCCTGGCGCTGATATTCCCGGTAATGCCTTTATCGAACTCATTACCGCCACCGCCACCAAGACGTTTTCTCCCAGCGGTAGCACGATGCACAGCTACGGCCCCACGCATATTAGCAACATCGTCTTTACCGCGCCGACTTAGACCGTCCACGAATTGACACCACGCCCTCAGCGTGGAAGCCACCGTTTACGTCAATACCACCACTAAAGTCATCCGTGCCGCCCTCACTGGGGCAGCACTGCCGACTGTGGCGGTCAAGCTCCAGACGCATCTCAAGCTGACGACCTACTTCTTCGCCACCGGCGCAGATCCCGCGCTGCTTTCCGGTGCCACGTTCCGCGTCGTGCTCAAAGACGCCGCTACCCCCAGCGGCAGCGTCCTCGCCCTACTCTCCGCCGCCACCGGCAGCGGCTCAACGTATTACGAATTTGAGTGGTCATCCCTCGACTCCACCGCGCTCCGCACGCTGCTCGGCGACAATGAAAGCTGCGAAGCCGTGCTCGAAATCGAGTGGACCATCAGCGGCAAAGTCGAGCGCGCTTCGATGCCCGTCACCATTCAAAACGCCTGGGCTCGCAGCGCCGACGCCGCCCCCGACTTTCTCCAGTTTGCCACCACCATTACCAGCCTCGGATACATGCGCTTCGTCACCAGCGACGGCACCGTCTATCACCTCGGCCTCAACACCGGCGAGCCTCCATCCTCCTAATCCCTCTGGCTTTTTCCTCCTGCCTTATGCGTTCTCGCCTTTGCCTTTTGCCTTCTGCCTCTTGCCTTCTGGCTCTTGCCTTCTGCCTCCTGCCTTGTGCCTTCCTCTCCGCGCAAACTATCGGCCAATACGAACTCCGCAAACGCACCAGCACCGGCTTCACCGCCTACGGCATCACTTTATCTAATGGTGATGTCCTTGGCTTAACGAGCAGCGTGCCCGCCGCACGTCCAGTGACATCCGGTGCTCTCGCTGCCAATGCTGGCAAGATCGTCGAATTCTCCACCGCAGGAACCATTCAGGCGACTGCCATCACCGCGATGTCTGAAGGCTCCGCCGCGCCTTACACGCAAGCCGCACCGACCGCTTTCTACTTCGTGCCGTCATTCGGTATCACCGGCACGCTCGCCACTGCGACACTGACAACCAGTCGCGCCTGGACGCTTCCAGATACCACCGGCACCATCATCACCACCGGCGACACCGGCACAGTGACGAGCACCATGCTCGCAGGCAGCATCGCCAACAGCAAGCTCGCCACCGATCCACTCAACGCCAGCAACCTCACCAGCGGCACCGTCCCCACCGGTCGCCTTGGCAGCGGCACAGCGAATAGCACGACCTATCTTCGCGGCGACAACACCTGGGCCACCGTCACCGGTGGCGTCACCAGCATCACCGGCACCGCCAATGAGATCACCGTCACCGGCACCACCACCCCGACGCTCTCGCTGCCATCCGCGCTCACCTTCACCGGCAAGACGATCACTGGCGGCACGTTCAGCAGCCCGACACTCACCACGCCCGCCCTCGGCACGCCTAGTAACGTTGTTTTAACAAATGGTTCTGGTTTGCCTATTGCTGGACTCACGGGACTAGGCACCGGCGCCGCGACGGCTTTTGGCAACGCCGTCAATGCCACCGGCGGTCTTCTTACCTATGCCATCATCGGCACGAGTGGCGGGACGATTCCGCTGCTGAATGCCGCGAATACGTGGTCAGCAAACCAAACGTTTAATGGGGTCGATTTAAAGTGGACCACGGATGGCACAGGCAACATCGGGGCGGTATCCGCTTCGCGGCCTAACACAGTGTATGCTTATTCTTTCAACGCTGGCGGCTCTAGTTTGGGTAGCAATAATCTTGCCTTCGCCAGTGGCACTGGCGCGGTTTATTGGCAAAGCGGTACCATCATTGAGCCAGTGAACGTTGACGGAAACATCAAGTTCTCAAATTACGCCCGGAACGACTTTGGACGTATGCAATTTGGCGGCACAACGAGCAGCTTTCCGGCGCTGAAACGCAGCGGGGCAGGGCTTATTGTTAGACTAGCTGATGACAGCGCAAACGCATCGCTGACGACTGGCAATCTCCAGGTTGGCAGCAATGGCACCGCCATTAAACAGCTCAAACGCGCCACCTGCACCCTCGTCGCAGGCACCGCGACCGTGACCGACACCGACACCACCGCCAACACGCATGTGAGTATCATGGTCTCGACCTCCGCTGGCACCATCGGCACTGGCTACACCGTCACCGTGAGTGCCGGAACGGGCTACACCATCACCGCCATTGGCTCCGTGCTTGAAACGTCCACACTCGTTCTGAAAGCCACGCATTTTTAACCCATGAAAACTCTGATCTCCGTTCTCTTTGTTCTCTCCTGTTCCATCTCTGGTCTGTTCGCTCAAACCAGCGCCCAACTCGCCGCCGATCTCCAGGCTGCCGATGCTGCACACTGGCCCGCCATTCAAGCCCTCCTCATCGCGCAACGCGACGAATTGACCGCCGCGCACCTTGCCTCGCTCACCGATGCCAGTGCCGACTTTAAAACGAAAGTCACCACTCTAACCACCGAGCGCGACGCCGCAAAAACTGAACTCGCTGAACTCAAGCAGCGCATCGACACCGTTCTCCAAACCCAGCTCACCGAAGAAATGAAAACCGGCGACGGCCCGCGTGCGCAACTCTTGCGCGCATTGATCGAACAGGCTGGGAAGTCTGCCGCTGAGCTCAAACTCGAAACCGCCAAAGCCGCCGAGGCCGCCGCCATCAAAGCCCGCCAAGAAGCCGAAGCCGCCCTTGATAAATAACGCCATGAGTCACGACGAAAGCAGCGCCATTGAAAGCATGCGCCAAACGATCAAATGGCTGATCGGTGGCATCGTCGGACTTCTCAGCGTCGCCTTTGCGGTGGGCGCATGGGTGGCACTGCAAGAAGCCAAGATTGCCAATCTTCAAGACGCTGACCGCTCTAGCATAGCCGACCGTGGGGATCTTCGCGGACAGTTGCGCGGGCAGTCTGAATTGCTCAACACACTGCGTCAGGACACTGCCCTCCAAAACCGAGATTTGCAATACATCAAGGAAAGTGTGACCAAGATTGAGAAGATCATCACCAAGCCGTGAGCATTGACACCGCTGCCTGTTCATGAAAACCGCGTTGATCCTCGCATGCTGCATGCTCACCAGTTGCTCCGCTCTCACCTCATTCGTCATCGCTAACGAGCCTATGATCGAAGAAGGCATCGTCTATGGCACCCGCCTCGCTGTCCGCGCTGGCACATCACGTCTCAATGCCGCCGCGAAAAACCCCGTTAACGTGCAGCCTTGAAGCCGCCCAATTATTTTCCTCTTATCCGCAACCGCACCCTGCGCCATCTCATGAAAAAGAAATCTTGGAAAACCAC